CCATCTGCGCCGGTGATGGCGCTTGCGCGAACGCACTTACCCCAAGAGTAAGGAGGCTACCACCAAAAAGTAAGGCTCGTTTAAACATGTGTGTATACAGCGATGACCGCTGCTCCCGGTGGAACTGAGTAGATAGTGCTAACCCAAGTCAAAGTATTATCGGAAATCGTGAACGCAATATCAGGACCAATTGGGAAGAATGCCGTTCCACTGACGAACAGCATCATCACATTACCATCCGGTGCATAAGACAAAGGAGGTATAACATTAATTGTTGCAATGGGGAGATATTCCATCTTTATTGCCGCACCTAACGGTGGCGCAGGCGGTGAGGGTGGAGGCGGCACGGAGAGAATATCAATGACAATTTCTTGACCTACTACAGTGGGTGTCAACAAAGTAATTTGATTGTTAGCTACACTAACTAAATAATCATAAATAGGGACTATTCTGTCACCAGTGCTATAAACATTTACATTGTTGCCGCTTAGGAGTCCCACACGACCAAACTGATCCGGTATACCCAGATCAAACACAATTTGATTTGCAATGGCTTTATAGTATAACGTGCTCGAAATAATAACTGGAGCCGGTCCATAAAGAAGACCCGGACCAGTATACGGTGCTAGATTGCACGACTGAACCGTAACAACAATACGGTCAATCCATATTTCACCACTTGATAATTTTGTTGTTGCAGTAATCACGTACGACGTACCAACTACCCCACCGCTAACCTGAAACGTTGAGATACTACCGACAAGTGTAATGTCAGTAACAACTAACATTTCCACTGCCATCTGTGCTACGTCATACGCGATAGTCTCAATAGTTACTCCAGTGGGTAATTGCTGAGTATAGTCAAACGTAATTAACGTCTTTGCCGAAACATCGACGGTCAACTGCCCATTCGCACAGTCACAACAACCATCAGGACCACTAGCAAGATTGCCTACTTGGTAATATGGCCCCATAGGGGGTGGAGCCGTTACACCGGGAATTGGGTATGGAAAGGTCATGCTATCCTCGGCTGTCTATAATTCCAACCTTGTGGGAACATCCATCGTTGCCCACTATAAGTAAACATAGCCCTCGTTTCTGTTCTGGCCAGACCAACACCTTCATTAAATTTACGTCCATGAAATGCCGCACCTTGCTGTGAACTATATCCCTTGCCCGGTTGCAACATCAGACGAGACTTTACACCAGAACAAAGATAATCATAATATTTAGACAAAATCCAATCAGGAACGTTCGGTAGACCATCTTGATTTACCGGATCACCAATATTCAAAGCAACAGTAGCAATCCAATATTGAGGCTGTTGCGGATTTGTCTTAATACGCATAATCGGACAAGATGTGCCTGCGTTTAATAAGACGGCAGAGATGGGGACAGAGTACGCTGGGTTAATTGACTCGCTAGTTCCATCCAACTCGTTGTTAGGCAACAACGCCAAAAACTGTGGAGGGCTCATTGGCAGATACTGAGGGGGTATTGGAGGCGGGAAACGAGGAAGCATTACTTGCATTAAGCGATTAACTACAACCGACGAGCCACAAACTTCAAGAACATAATCGTTTGTGCTTGGGACAATACTGACAACAGTTTCGTATAGCCAGCAATTTGAGCGAGCGAAAAACTCTTTGAGTGCATCAAAGAGGGCCATATAAATAACGCCATCGAGCGCGCCGGGGCACGTCATGCGCGTAGCGTCGATAATACGAACTTGAGTCTGGGTAGCCATCATTACTCCAAGAGTATTACGCCGCCAAGCTCATAACAGCACCGACAAACTTCTGATGGAACATTTGTGCCCTTACGTCCGTTGTATCCTCAACATCCCAGAACTGTAGCAGTCCCGCCATGTACCATATCGTTGGCTGAAAAAACGGACGTGGTATAGGCACAAGATCAGTCGGTGACTCGGCCGAGAATATACCCGGCACGAGAGGATCAAGTGTTGCTTTCTTAGGAAGTGGTTGCTGGTATTTAATATCTAAGAAGAAATCAGGACGTATTCTTGCAATCTCACCGACAGCATTATTAAGCGCAGTAGCAATATTGTCGTCAGAGTAACGATAAGGAGGCCCAACCAAGTCTTGTAAGAAAGACCTAGTTAGAGATAGATAGTCACTTACCAAGAAATACGTAGCCAATGTACACTCACCTTATTACTCTAAGAGTGTAAAAAGCTGGGCAAGAACTGCGCATCTCTTGCCCAGATAGTTTAGGAGTGGGAGGACACACCCCTAATTACGGACCTGCTTGGACCACGATAGCCTCGCAGAGAGCAACAACGCCCAGCGGGGGCGCAGGCAACCCTGCTCGACCATAGACCTGAAGTCCACGCAAGATTTGACCGAACGTCCGCTCAGAGCGAAGCGTTTCCACGTTGGTCAACTGCGACGCGAACGTAAGTCCGTGTGCATGACCGCCGTAGATAACCCACTCTGTAGCCGCCAAGCCGGGAGAACCGGCCGGACCACTAGGGAGCAAGTTTGACGCGTAGATGGTAAACCGATCCACCTGCCCGAACCGACCGTTACGAAGGATCGAGACTTGATCGCCAGACAAGAACACTTCGCGAAGTTCTGACCGCTTAATCTGGAACGACGCCCAAGTAGGCATCACAATCCAGCGTCCAGTTTCGGGAATGTTCTGTTCGTCAAGCGCCTGACCGATACGCAAGATCACGTCGATCATCTCGACCTGACCCGTCGTCGGGTTACGACCCACTGTGCCGAGAGGTGTTCCGGTAACACCAAGATTGATGTTATGGGAAATAATTCCCGCCGCAACCCCACGGTTATTTGAGTCCGCCCATGGAGTAGCGCCGGTATTGCCGGAATGCATCCAATTCAGCACGTCGCTATCAACAGCGATCTTCATCTGCTCGGACGCGTCATCCGCCCAGATGCTCAAGTTGTTGATGTCCGATTGCTTCTCGATCACGTCATCGAGAATAGTCGCGAAGTACTTACCTTGGTCGATAAAGAGTTCGGTATTGCTGCCGACAGGACGTTGCAGAGTAAGGTCGCCGCCAACAAGATAATTGTTGATGGTGATTGTCGGCTTGGTGCGGATTTTAACGCGATCGCCGTAAGACTTAATCTCGCCTTCGTAGTCAGTGTTGGTAATAGCTGCGAGAACGGTAGCCGCGTAAAATTTTTCGATAAGCTTGCCCGACCATATTTCTGGAACGAAACCAGCAGCCACATAGTCAGGATTAATTGAACCAGCAGGATATAGCGGAGGTGTGGTACCTCCACCTGCAAGACCGAGTGCCATTTTGTTTCTCCGTTAAGCCGTATTGTTGACTTAGCGGCGAACGCGACCATCCCTCAGAGCTTCTTGGATTTGACTTTCGATCAGACGATATTCGTCGTCACGACCAGCGTACTTTCCGCGTGTAACATCTGAATAGAATTGCGCGATCTCCGCACCTGTTACTATAGGCTTATCGGGGGGAGCTTGTGTCTGCCCCGGTCGCGCTCTGCCCGGTGCTGCAAGACTTACAAGATCGACAGCCGGGGTGGTTGCAGGGTTACTCCTAGAGTGAGTCGCGTTCCCACTCCCAGAGCTTTCTGCCCCGTTGCCCGGCTGTGATCTTCCAGTCTGTACAGGACCAGAAGCAGCCAGTTCCGCCTGATACCTCTCAAATGTCGCCACAACCCTGGAAGCTTCTCCACGGTCAAAAGCGTGCATCAAGATTGCTTTGCGTTGGGTTCCATACATGGGGTCAATCTGAGCCAGCCATGTTTTGAACCCTTCGTCGTCATTCTGTGCTTCCCAATCAGGTACTCGCTCTTTAAGCGCCTGATAAACCTGCGAACGTGCGTCTGCCGCAACGTGTGTTTGCACGCCACTTAAAGACTGACGCACTTGTTGAATTTCACCACGTACTGGTGCTAGTTCTGCCTCTGCCACTTCACGGGCAGCGCGACGAGCCATATCAACGAGTTCTTTACTCCATTCCTTCTCATCTTCAGGAGTAACATATCTCTTTGGAACAAAATTATTAACTGACTGTTGAGAGGTGGCAGGAGAGGATACCGTAGCAAGGAGCCGCTGCATTTCTCCGACACGGTTGACAAGGTCACGGTTTTCCTGTGACGCTTTTTCAAAGCGCCCAACCATGGCCCTAAATTCACTCTCAGAGTAATGACGATCTTGTTCTTGACCATTACCCTGACCATTACCCCGCTGTTGGGGGGCAGGTGCGGGCGCAGGTTGAGGTGAAGGTGATGCATTCCTCAATATAGGATTTGGTTGCGCGCGGGCGGGCTGAGCCGGTAATTCTGGAATTGGTGGTGTAGGAGAACCAATGTCAGCGAACACCATCTTCCCCGGTTGTCCGCCACCAATCCGTTGCTGCTCTGATAACTCGTTCGCTCGTGCAGCCGCACGCCTGACAGCTTCAGGAAGATGAGCGTTCGGGTCAGGTGTATTCGTACGTACGGTTCTTGTTTGTTCGTTTGGATTTGCCATGTTATCTTCTTACCCTTACTTGTCTTGGATACGCACTAGGGGTATCGAACATCATATCCCTATCCCCAACGCCTAACCTGACTTTGTCCTCTTCAGTCAAAACATGTTCCTTAAGTAATCCTCTCATATGCTGAACTTGATTTGCAAGATAATCATTGTGCCGTTGCAGCCTTTCAAGCCGCTCGGCCATATCTCTGACTTCATTTCCAGTATAAAGTATAGTCATATTTTCTTCTCATCTCGTCTCATAATCTTATCATGTGCCTCGTCTAATCCACGCATATTTAAGGCAAACTCTAACGCTTGTTGTGCAATACCTACTGTTCTATGTAACTCCGCAGTCGGCGATCTTAGTGCTCGTTCAACACGATCATTGGTGTAAGCGTCTAACGCGATTAAATATCTCTCCCATTGCTCAGCGTTTATCTTTGAAAGCGCCCACGCCTCTCTTATTAAGTTTTCCTCCGGATTACTCACAAAACTCTCTTGGGCACAGAAATGTTCAAGTATGGAGGCCCACTCGTATCTTCTTTGAGCGCCAAACCACCCAAACCGTCTTCTCCTGTGGGTTTCTTGGCAAGCTCCACTTTGCAGTAATTGCGCTCGTGCCAACGCTGTTCTTTCGTGCCAGGAACAGCCTCGGTAAACGCACCAAGACATTTCAATTCTTGGTATCGACCACCGCTATCAGGGCAGTCATGCGCATCAAAGTCAGTCTCTGGTTTGTCATACCAGCGTGGCTTGCTGTCACCTTTTTTAATACGATCCATGGAAGCTCTCCGGTAAACTTTGTGTCACAGTGTCCGCAGCGTCGATGATATCGTTTATCTTTACTCCATAATAGTCAGCCATAAAACCGACTGAGTTATAATCGACTTGTTCATATACTTTTGGCTTTAATCTAATTGGCAGTTCCAATTTATCGACAATAATCGCTTGCCAACCTGCTACTTTCTTGAATGCGTCAGCAATTTCTGCCACATCTATTCTTATATACAACTGTACTTCTTCTGGTAATGTAACTTTATACTGTACAGCCAATTCCATTATTTTCTCTATAATCTCATTAACAACACCCGTAGTTGCGGTGATGTCAAAGTGATGACGTGGAACAAGATGATTGATTTCTCTGTTCACGTATCGCCTTAACATCAGGGCACCACAATAATATTACTGGCGGAAGGCAAACTAGAGCCTCCTGCGTTAGTGGCAGTGACCACGCAATTTAAGTCGTGACCACCCACATCAGCAGCCGCAAGAATACGACTGTTTGTTGTTGCACCTGCAATGTTTACGCCATCACGCTGCCACTGGTACGCGTAAGAAACTGGTACGTTACTCCAATTCCCCATAGTACAGTTCAACGTACTACCCTGTGCATAAGGCGGTGTACCACTAACAAACGGCTCAGTGACAACTTCTGGAATTTCTGGCGTCGCCGTCAATGCAACCAATACGTTCAATGCAGCCACAAACCCAGTGTAATCTAAAGACGGCAGAGGGGCAAGTGACTTAGCGACCCGGTAGTTATTGATGACTTTCAAGTAAGTGCGTTGGCTGTTCGCCGCACTCACATCGGGGATCAAGTTGGACGCAAGGCCAAGCTGAATACCCACATCCCTCAATGCAGCCATGCGTTGGCTAAAGTCAATATCAACATAAAGGGGCATAGCCATCTTAGTTACTCCCAGAGTGAGCGCAAGCTTGCGCTGCGCGAACCACTCAAATAATTACCCTACTTGACTTTGCTTCCCGCTGACAGCAGGAACCTTGTTGCCAGCGTGCCCCTTGCCAAACATTTCGTTCGAGCCACCGCCCTTGGCGAACTCGCCGTTCTCAGAGCCTTGACTCGACTTGCCGGATTGACCAGACTCCACCTTGCCAGTGTGGCCCTTGCCAAACATCTTCGTCTTGCCACCTTGCGCAAAGAAGCCAGCGTCTTTGTTCTGGTGGTTGTCTCTACTGATAAACTTCGCCATTTTAGTTCTCCTATTTCGCGTTTAGCGTGTTCGCGTAAACGCGCACGCTTAGCACCCTACAACAGGCGCAACGAATACCCACGCAGGATACGCATCTGCTGCCATTGCCCACACATGAGACGTTGTGTTTAGACACTGCGTCCCACCATTGATCGGAAATCCCAACCCCTGCTGAAGGCCAGTCGTAGGGGCTGTATCGTCGATCAAAAACACAACATGCCCAGTAGGGCCAATGAGCGCAGGACCAGCGCCAAGATCACTCCATGTCGTAGAGTTAAGCACAACCTTCGCTGTTGCTATGGCCTCTGCTAAAGAGGCACCCATAACAACGAAAACAAGTGCTGCGATAACTCTTAACATGTTACGTCCCCTTTTTATGTGTACCTATACGCGCCTTAGCGTTGGAAGTCTGAGACGAAATCGCCTCAAGACCAACACCTTTCACGCCAGCACGTCGCCCCTCACTGCCTGTACCCTTGGTGATACCCTCTTCCACTTTGTGCATGGTACCGGGCATTCCATGGGTCTTATGACCAGCGATGACTGGCCCCCCGTGCGCGTGCTTTGTTACTTCTTCTTTTTTCTCTTCGCGCTTCGCCTCTCCCCCCTTCTTAAAAGCTCCGATACCACTGCCGGGGGCAGCTCGCGGCCCCATAGCCCCGCCCATAGGCGAAGGACCGCCACCAACAGGAGGACGAGGCCGCGGGGGCATAGCGCCCATCCCCCCCATGGGAGGACCACCCATCATCGTCGGTGGTTGTCGCGGTTTACGCCCTCCACCACCCATCGCTGCGGCACCAGCGCCCATTCCACCTGTTCTACGTGGCATCGTTGCTCTCCTTTATATTTCTCTTCTATGTAGTCTATCTTCGCTTCCGCTCGATAGACTTTAGACCCTTATTTCTTTGGGGGAGTTGAAGTCGAAGATTGCGTCGCAGTGTTCGGCGTAGGGGACGGCACGGGAGGAGGTGTCGCAGGTGCGGGAGGGGGTGCCGAAGATTGCGCTTGCTTCTGCGCTTCTTTCTCTGCCTGCGCCTTCTCGTGATCTTCGATGGCTTTGATTTGATCGCGGATACCGTCAAACTCCGCTTCAAGGGATTTCCATTTTGCAGCGGCGTCGTCCCACATCTGCTTTGCCTGATAGGTTACGCGCTCCAACTCAGCCTTAAGTTCAGCAATGTTAACCACTTTACTCTCCTTCTTCATTCTCCCGCTTGGGGTGTCGTTACTCCGGGGGTATTACCCCCACCTCCCGGTGGCATTGCGCCCGCCGGTGGACCTTTACTGGCGGGTCCAACAACGTTTAGTTGGGGACCACCTTTAGCTGGGCGCGGTGCTTGCTGACCTTGAGCCTGCGCCGCTCCATGCTGACCAGCCAATTGCGTATTCGCAGCCGCCTCCTGCCCTTGAGCAGCCCCGGTTTGCGCAGCCGCTTGAGCCTTCTGCTGATTGTTAAGTTCCTCTTCGGTGGGGACGATATCTGCGCCGGGAATATTGAGATGGTCCGCAACCTGTTTAAGGACAACTGCACGTCCCTTCGGTCCAATAATCGACATGTCAATCGGATTAGCTGTGATTTGTAGAAACTCAAGTTCCCGCTGTATCTGGGCTTCCTTAGCCATGGCGACGTTAACACCGAGTATTCTAACTTCTTCTTGCCCATCAAGCAGACCTGAAGTATCTGTAAGCATAATCATATCAAGAAGGTTTGTTATCAACCCTTCTACTATATCTCTATCAATGTTCGATGCGACGGTTTGAAGTATCTTCGCAGCGTTCTGCATGAGCATAGCAAGCCCAGAAGCAGTACGACCAGTCGGTCCCGCTCCGGGCATACCTTGCACAAACTTAGGAATAGCGGACATCTCGTCCGCCAACGTACTAAACGCAGTATAGACAGCCATTAACTCTTGGGAATTACTTTGCGGTTGCCAGAATGAAATCGCAGGTTGAGTATTATTACCAAATGGATCAGACTTGATGTGCCAACGTTTCCAAGGATACAGTTCCTCACCGTCCTCACCGTCTGCCAATCGGTCGTCGCTAATAGTAACTTGTGGTCCACTCGCAATGCTGAGATTATTAACAAGTGCTCGTAGAGTGGCATTCGCCACGGTACTAATATCAGTGAGCAAATCCGGGAGTCCGTTACCAACGACAGTGCCCGGCACTTTTTCAAAAGAGGTAAGGTAATAAATATGGCGTTTTCGCGGCGATGGGGAAAGTTGAACTTTGATAACATATCGCCCTATCAGCCATGCTTCAATAAAATAATCACGCGTCGGATCAGGTATCATTGGAGCAGGGAAGCCTGCCTCTAAAATCTGCTTACCCTGAGCCCACCCACTGAATTGTAAACATGCGATCAGTCCTGATTGGTTAAATCGAGGGTTCTCTCGGGACTCAAGTATTGCTCGCTCTGCGTCGGTCTGGTCCCAATTATCAACAAGACCTCCACGACCATAATCGTCCAGAACAGCTCTGACAGCTTGTTGATCAAATCCGGGGAGGTCGAGTAAATCATTTAACTCTTTTCGTGTAACTCGTGATCTTTCAATGACATTTGCATCAGCTATATTTGCAACCCCCGGTGTCCAGTAGATATCAAATGGACTAACACGTTCCCAACACAAATAAGGTTTCTGCGTTGTGAGCGGATTACTCTTGAGAGTATTAGGGTCACGCTGCCATTCTACGTTGGTTTTAATTCTAACTACTGGCCCTTTAATAACTCCGTATGGGAAAATTGGTAGATCAACTAGGAACTCTGCGAATGCTGTATAGAACCCGCCTTGTGCAAGAATTTCTTGAATTTTATCTTCCGCAATTTTTGCCTTCTTCGCCGCATTTCTCTTTGCCGCATCACGCGCTGCCGTTTCGAGTTCGGTAAATCTATCTCGTATGGCATTAGCATCAGGTAATGGTTCAGGGGGTGGTGGCGCTGGTGGTTGTTGTGCTTGAGCAACTGCGGGCTGTTGCGCGTTTTGAGTGTGCATCGCGGCCACACCCGCCGCATGCGCCTGCTGAGCATGTAACGCTTGTAAATGACCTTGAACTGCCCCTTGTATTTCTGACTCTACAAGTTTCTGTATGGACTGGTATATCTCAGGTGGTACGGGGGGATCGGGCGAAGGCTCAAGCCCCCACGGTCGTTCAGTCCCAAGATAAACATCTCTCAAGAGGGACGTAGTCCCTCGCGCTTTCATCGCAACGATGCGCGCGTATACCTGTGATCCTCCGAATTTTCTTATCTCTTGTAGAATGTCTTCTTCGTAGACACCATTAAACGCGCGAAGTGCTCTCAAAAGTCTATGTGCCCAGCCGGCGCTCGTGTTATCTCGATGCCGCCGCATCAATGTAAATTGGTCATTTATAAAGCCGGCTAGGCCAGTTAATTCTGCAACGGGGGGAAGCTGCGCCTGCGCACGGATAGCGGCTTCGCGCTTAACCTGTGCGTCTGTATCTGCGCCGCCTACAACGCGTAAGACCCCACCAAGAGGCACGTTTTATTAATTTTCTATATCGTTACACTCCATACCCTAGTGGTCAAGTTACCCCCCGGAGTAACAAACAAACAAACAAAATGGGGGCCGCTCTTTCCGCGGGAGGATCGAACCGGCCCCCATACTCGTATGACGGAGAGCACAATTTCTGCCATACTTTTGCCATGATAATATGCTATTGTGGCAGAATTATGACGGAAATGTGTCATTTTTATGTCTACATTTTATCATTGTAAATTAAGGTATACCTTAATTTACCACTAAGAGAGACCTGTAAAATGCCAATCACAGAGCACAAGATAAGGTACCTAGTAACAGAAATCGCCAAAGACGTGGTAGAGATAGACAATATACTGTTTCATCTCAATATTACGCGTGAGGAATACCTAAGACTTTCTGGTACTCGCGCTTTCAAGGAAGCGCTCGTAGTCGCGCAGACTGAATGGCAGGGCGCAACAAATACCCATAAGCGAGTTAAACTCAAGGCTGCGGCCATCGTCGAAGAACTGATTATGAAAGTATTCTTTGCTTGCACCAAAGACGACCAACCACTGAACTCTAAAGTGAAAGCACTTGAGACCATTGCAAAAATCGGTGGTCTAGGCGCGCTTGAACCAGCGGCAGGCACAAGGGAAGGTACAATGGGGAATATTTTTAATCTACAGATAAATTACTCCGAGGGTAATACAGAGCAAGTGCAATTGGGTGGCCCGATTGTAGATGTTGATGAGTACTCCGAGAGTAACGAAGACGAGATCAGCGATAATATCCAAGAACATGTCAACGAGAATAAAGTCTCTAACGCTCAAACTTCCAATATCCAATTTCATGGTTCATCCCTTTCGTCTGTATTTGCTAGCGATGACTTGGAACCATTATAAGTAAGACGGGCGACGCTCATTTGCGCTTGAGTTAAGTTTTTATATTCTCCAAGTTTCTTTATATCAAGTTTCTGCATTTCATCATTTTTACCAGAAGGCACCCACTCACGCTTAGATATAACCCATGTCTGCTTAGGATCATCGTACGAACTCGTTGCCACGTATGCACTATTTTCACCGGGCAACACACATATCCATAGTCTCTTATTGTCATGTATGCCATAATATTTCCACGCATTACCCCCAACAGTTATTTCGTTTCCCGCTGCAATGTCTTTTAATTTTTCTTCGTTGACTTCATAGCGCATCTCAATATGTTGCGCAACTTCCTGTGCTTCATATCTATTAAAGAACGTGGTTGCACCGAATTGTGGTGGCTCGCTACCAACACGCCAACCCAAACTCCACTGCCACATTATCCCATCGTCAATACCGCTGACATTATATAGCCTTTCACGGTCTAAGCTATGAGCCTCCCATATTTGTTGCGTGTCACTATGAAGTCTACGCGCCCATTGTAGCTCTCTAGCACCGTATTGGTTTGGTTTAATTTTTACTTCCATGTTACTCTCCCTATGCGTTTAGCGTGTACGCGTAAACGCACATGCTTAGAGTGGCGCAAGCCCTTCGGGCGCGCTACTCGTCCTCATCTGTAAGTGTAGGGTCCGGCATGACAGAGCCTTGTGTATATCGCTCATAGTTCAAGCGAAATGCTAATGTTGAGACCGCAGTGGTTAAACTATGTGACCAGCCATCAGTAAATGATAAAATTGTTTCAGTCGATCTACCCATATCAGAGTCAGACTCATTATTCACAATAGCAAGAGCAAGACCCATCGCTTGTATTTTACCTGCCTTTGCATCGCGTAATGCTTCACGCAACAATATTATAATGCGCTCATTTGGAGCCCACTTGGTCTCAGCTACTCTAAGAGTAATAGGGGTAGTCATGTTATTTCACCCTGATACACACAATCTCAATACCGGGAGTCGTTAGACCCTTCATCGTCTTTTGAGCAACCTCGTTACACTCTTTTAGACTAACCTCGTGAGTATCTACCAAATAACTATGATCGCACATTAATGCATCAGGTGGTGCGATACACAATACAATTGCTACATACTTAGCCATCATGACTTTTCCCTCAAGTCCAAGCCTTACTATTAAAGGGTGCGCGTCGTGCATGTCGCTCACGTGCTCTTTTAGTATAACCGTAGGCGTACGAGTATGCTTCCGCGCTCGACGCGGTCAAGCACGCATACTGTAACGCGTCCTGCACGTGAGACCATGGTGTATCTTTTTCGGGGAGCGGTCTATCGGTCTCATATTTATTTTTAGGGTAACGGTACGCACCCAATAACCCTTCGACTAATAACGGACACTCATCCTCGTCAATTAATATTTTACCCTCACCCCTAACATTCCCAAGGAAGAACCCTTCCACTGCACCAACGCGTCTATCAATGTCGTTGCTTACTGCCGGAACATTAGGTAGACCCAAATGTGACAATAGGTTAAACTCATTCATCTCAAACAAACTAGACCGTGCAATACCGGCAGGGTCGCCAACAATAATGAACCTACGTCCGGCAAAGCGAGGTGTGGCGAGCGCAGGTTTAAGTTGTTCCTCAATGTGTTGACGCAGTCCCATCCCAGAAGTCGGTATCTCTTTTAGAACTAACAACTGACCTCTATGTGTGAGTTGTGTTATAACGGCTCCGGGGTTCCGCCCAAAGTCTTGACCAATAATAAGCATTCGGTCGTCCACAGGCTCAAGGCCACGACGTATATGAAAATCATAAATAAAGCTCTCTCCATATACGGCAGAGCCAGAGGGATCTTTTCCGAAATCTGCGTCCACATAACGACGAATATAATCAGGGGTACCAGTCGCGACAAGCCGCTCATAATATTTGCGTCCCTGCGCTCGACGTATTTCTAAGTTCTTTTGTATTTGTTCTGGGCTTACTCCGGGAGTAGGGTCGATAGGAAGTATAACCGTGTCAGGCGTTTGCTCTAAGTGCTCAAGGTTCTCAGCGTTAGGCTCACGCCCTCCCGGTTGCCGAAATATCTCCCACTCACGCACTTCACCCAATAGCCCACGTTTTATGAACTTAGCCCACGGTGCCATCTCGGGAGGCATATTGGTATCAGCCATTATGCCTTTCCACGTAGGCACACCCAACTCGTCGTTAGGGTATCGCCCACATCGCCCCGCGATGTCACTAATCAAGTCTATGTCGATCTCAATACACTCATTAATAAAAGCTGCCGTAAGGTTGGTACTGAGAAGGCGGCGCTTATCTTCTGGTTCGTCAAGAGGAACAAAAAGCCATTCCGAGTGAATATCACCCTCACGAAAATAAAGCGTAGATTCGGACACCCTCCAATCAGCAATAAGGGCGTATCGCGATAATACGTCCTTAAGCACAGTATCCTTAAGTTGTTTGAGAGTTTGTCGGATGATCGCATAGCGTGTGAACCTTCTTGGGTTGTTAGGACGTACAGGGTCCTGAAACGCAGGCATCTGCTGTTTCATTCTCCGAGTGAGATCGACTAGTGAGCCGGTAGTTTTGCCAGACCCAACGGGTCCACATAGTAAACGCCCGAATGATTGTGACTGCATGAACCTACTAATAGTAGGGGGCGCATTATAAATAAACGTTCTTTCAACTCCGCTATATTGATGAGGTTTCATTTTATGTAACTCGTCTGCGCTGCCGCTTGACTCATGAGCTTTTCAACTTGTCACTTATATGCACAATAGTGTGCTCGTCGATACCACCTTGTACGAAGTCATATAGATGTGACTCGGTCTCCCCCGCAAATATCCATATGTCAATCGGTAGACCAATATCCTTGCCAACGATTTTGATGAACCCATCTAACGGCTCAGCCCTGAGTTTATCAAGGTTCTGGAAGCTTAACCCAACCATCAGTATCTTTACATCATTTAGTGTGACTACACCTTTTAACATGACGGTATTACTCCAAGGGTAAAGGGCGAAGGGTTGCAGTCATAGTGCGTATCTCTTGTACCTGTTCAGGGGTCAGGTCAGACATACTGTGTATCCATGTACAGACAGCGCATCGCTCACGTACAAGCACCTGCTCAATGTCAACCGCGTCAAGGCACCACGAATAGACTGTTGACTTACAGTCTATGCAAATAAATTTTATTGACTCCATTGTTTCCTCTTGACTATTCCCTCTTATTGTGGTATGTATATCATAACACAACCGACATCATTTGTCAATACACGCGTAGGTTGTATTATGGTATACTTTACACTGAGGAACTCGAAGTGTTCATTTGTGCTTCCTGCCGCAACCGCCAGTTTTTCAATCTCCCCCCATGGGAGAACTGCAAGGACTGTAACCACGTACGCGCAACCCTCACGGACAAAGTCAAGCTCGGCACTAT